AACCCCATGTTAACATACCAAGTATAATAACACCAATGACTTGCTCAAATTTCATTTATGCAGCCTCATCTTCGTCTACAACTATTGCTTCTACTGGTGTATTCAAAGACTTTGTTAGCATATTTACAAATGCCTCACGTCCTACACCTAACTGATCTAAGTTAAATCTAGCACTAGATAGTTTACGATCTAAGTCTGAGATATGATTAACCATAGTCTGTTGCTCTTGTGTTAAGTCTTCTACTAAATATTCTTTGTCATTTATAACGATTGGGGTTTTTTCATTTTTTCCCATTGTCATTCTCCTTTGTTATTTGTTTCTGATTGGGGTGTTAACTTATTTGGTATGAAAGTGTAAAAATTATACTATCGTTTGACCCAATTTCATCTCCTTTTAATGTAACGTAATTACTATTAAATGCATTATCATACACTGCTAAATAGTCTCTGTTACTACCTATATAAATCATAAGTCTAGCAGTTGCTGATCCCCATTGTGCTTGCATAGGAGTCATTCCACCCTGACATGCAGTTGTTGAGTTAGTTGTAAAAGGAAGACCTGTTATAGTGGCGGCATTTCCTGCGCTACCAGAAACACTATTTATATCTATCCTTCCCATTACATGGACTAAACGCCCTACCTTTGTATAAAGCCCTGCATTTTCAGAATAACCAAAAGTATAACCAGAAGAAGACCACTGAGGCGTCCAAGTTCCCTCTTCATAATCATCAAGAGCATTTGCAGCAGCAGTATCTCCGTTAAAGGTTAGGCCACCTGCAGCAAGTAAACGCATACCTTCTGTGTTATTATTTATTTTAAAAATAATATTTCCGGGATCACATCGAATTAATAAATCATCTGTGCTTGCTCCCATAAGAATAGTATCTGATGTAGAATTGTCAGCAAATTGAATTAGTGAATCTGCATCAGAGCTTTCAAACTTAGCAACTATATTTTCTGTTCCACCATTAACATGCAATGGCACTGATGGCGAATTTGTACCAATGCCAACGCTTCCATCATTTTTTACCCTGATACGTTCTGCTGTAGTACCAGAATTTCTTGTGTTAATTATTAGATCGCCTGAGTTTGAACCGTTAGATAACCCTGCAATTTGTGCAAAATTTCTATTTGTTCCACCACTATCTAATCCTTGAAATTGTAAATATGGACCTGTTCCTGCGGAATAAGAACTGTCATCACGTAAAGTAAGAGTGGTAGCATCTCCTTCTACATGAAGTGCTGAACTTGGAGATGTACTACCTATACCCACCCGATTAGCAGAGCTATCGATAAACAGGGTATCTGTATCAAACTTTACATCGCCATCTGCATTTGAAACAAAGGCTGCTAAATCTCTAGCTCTGGTCATTGGTTATCTCCTTAAGGTGTGTCTTGTGCATCTGCCCAAGTTTCAAAAGCCGACTTTACATCGTCTGTCCAAACTGCATTGCACACTGCTTGTACTGATGCGTCTTCACCACTGATGTCTGTATCGCCCCAAGTGTCACCTGACTTAGTGCGGCAATGCAATACATGCCTGTGGTAATTACGACTAAGTTCTGCACCATCGTCTTTTACGATAGTTGCTTTGCGAACTTGGACGTTTTTATGTGCGCCCCTTACTTCGCAATCGTATTCATATTCTTTTGTTAATGCCATTGTTTATCTCCTTATGGTTAATGGACTGACTACCCATGATCCACATGGGGTATTAAGCAACACGGTAGGTTACAGTAAACGTAAACAAAGAACCTGCATCAATGTGGTCAGCCATTGCAGTCACACCTGATGCTTTACCTCCTCCATCTCGAATTAAAAGTTTAGTTGCGCCATTATCAATAGACATTTCTGCAATTAATTGGCCATTTGTATCTGAAGACGGATTAAATATTCCGATTGCTGCGCAATTTTGACCTGCACTATCAGCAGAAATATCTAGCGTAAAAGGCAAACTAGATATGAAAAGTTGTCCTGCAGGACTGCTTACAGATGCAACATCTAATCTTGCTCCCATTGTAACAATATTTCCTATTTTTGTGTAAAAAACAGCGTTGCCGCCATTCGCTAAACTAATCGTTCCACTAGTTCCACATTCAATAGTTGCATTGAACGAACCCTCTTCGTAATCGTCTAATATTGAACTTGATGCACCACTTCCTTCAGTAGCACTAAAGTCAATGCCAAGGCCATTAGACATTGCTTTAAAATGACCCTCTTTTGTAATTCGCCACCGTTCAGCTAATGCGCTTCCACTTTCTCTTGTTTGAAACCTTAGTTCTCCATCATCTTTATTTGTTGTGTCTGACCCTGCTAATGCTTCAATTTTAGCAACCTGAGTGCCGTTCCAAAAATAGTTAAATCTTCCTATAGATTGACTTGCACCTGATCTATTAGCATCCATACTTATCTCAGCTAATGTATCACCTCTTGTCATAAAAAGTCTTTGATCGCTTCCAATTCTTAAAGCCTCGGTAGGTGCAGCATTGTCACTACCGTCATTGGTCTTGAAGATTAAGTCACCCTTCTGATCATCAGCAGTGCCATCGTGTGATGCCTGTATTGCAGCCAGTGTGCTAATCTCACCACCAGACTGTTCACCTTGAAATGATATAGCACTCTCTCTACCACCGTCTGTGTCTTCATGGGTAGGGTTCTTAGTGGTAATGTTTTCAAACTGTTGACTAGCTAAACTAAATGAGTTGAATGACTCAAAGTCTACTACATCACTAGCTGCTGCTGCAGATGCAAGCACAACGTCACTACCGTTTGTAGCTGTGTAGTCAGTACCATTTATAAGCCGTACACCGTTAAGGTAGACTGATATGAAAGCACCATCCGTATAACCATTTGTGTTAAAGGTTGTCTGCCCTGCAGTCGCTGTAAACGTTTCTTTGTTTTGTATACCCTGTGGTACTGGTATTGGGCCTATATATCCTGACATGTTATTCTCCCTCCAGTGCCGTTAGCCTAGACTCAATGCTAGTTAATCTTTGTTCTGTTGCTGCACCAATGAACGCTAGTAACTCTGGGTATCTTACACCTAGTCTTGTACGTTCTGTTGCGCCATCTGGTGCTTCGTCTTTTGTGCTGTAAGTATCAGTTCGTGTATATGCGTCAGCGGCTTCTCTACCCTCTTCTTCATTTGCTTCAACAGCAGCAACCTCAACATCTTTTTCCCACCAAGTATCTAAACACCAGAAAGCATACTTACTTACATCTAATCCTGCATCTGACATTGCAGTTTGTACCTGTTGAGCAACTACACCAGTGTGAGTTCTAGCGGCATCACCTTTAGCTGCAACTTTGTCTTTCCATTTGTAAGTTTTAAATAGCTTGCTAATAGCTGTAGCAGCAGTAATCTCTGCGCTTGTTAATGATGCTATGTTTTGCTTTTCAGTTTCGTCAGATGTTTGAATAGTGCCATTGGTTGCTCTAACATCATCCCAACGAGTTCCTGACTCACCTAAATCATAAGTATTATCAGCCAAAGCACCTGCTGTAGTTACTGCAACAAGACCAGAACCTGCTGTACGCATACCAAAGTTTGCACCAGAAAAAAATGTGTTGTTGCTTACAGTTCCAATTCTTCCTACCGTAACAGAGTCGTGACGAAATACTGCAATATCGCCATCATCTGTATTACGAGCTAAATATAAAGGTGGATTTTGTGACCTACCATGTTGCGCCCATGAGCCACCTCCATTTAATTGATGACCAACACTATCTAGATCGGAAGATGTTTTGTTTACTAAAAGGTGGCCTGACCCATTTAACCTAGCCTTCTCAGAGCCGCCAGTGCTAAATGACATGACTTGCGTACTTCCTGACGCTTGAGCATTAAAGTCTACACCTTCGTCAGCCGCACCACCAGAAAAAGTGCTTATCTTTAAACCACGCCCTGCCGTACCGCTAAAAGTTGCTTGGTCAGAGTTAGCACCGCCATCTACATCAAGTTTTGTTGCAGGAGAACTCGTACCAATTCCAACATTATTAGATGTATCAATAGCAAAAGCATCATTTGTACCTAATGCTGAGTTTCTACTTATTTTAAATTTATCACTATCACTATCATCAATACCTATTGCCCAATGCTGTGCATTGTTAGCGAGAAAGTTAATATATGGGTCAGCACCACTTTCACCCTCAATAAGAACTCTTGCATTTCCTGACCCAGTACCAAATATATCTACCTTTGCTCTTGGCGCAATACCAATCCCAATATTTTGTGCCGAGTCTATTCTCAAAGCTTCAGTTGGACTAGCACCATCAGAACCATCATTAGTCTTAAATATCAGATCGCCTTTTTCATCGTCTGATGTACCGTCATGTGAAGCCTGTATCTGTGCAAGTGTAGTTTCTTCTCCACCAGAGGCTTGACCTTTAAACGTGACTTTACCTTCACGTCCACCATCGGTATCCTCGTGTGTGTTATTTACGATAATAACTTCTGGTGTAGTGTCTGTAGTTGTAATGTCTCCTGTTACGTCTACAGTGTCTACACTGACATTTACAACAGGAGTACCGATATATTTACTCATTATGTTTGCTCCAATGCGCTCACTATTACATCAGCACTACTTGCTGTGTCAGATGTTACTTTTACAGTATCTGTTGTTTCAGCAATTATCTTACCGTCTAAAACAGATATTGCAGAGTTTGCAGGAACAGGCACAGTTTTTACAACATGTGTGTCTGCTACCTTTACAGTAACTCTTATTTGACTGCTTGTTACATTGGCTATGTTACAACCAATAATAACTGCAGTTGTACTTGATGGTACGGTGTAGACTGTTGTCTCTGAAGTTCCTACAGCCGCACTCACGTAATTTTTAAAAGTGTTTGCCATTTTATTTTACCCTAAAGCTATTGCAAATGCAAGTGCAGAAGCATCTGATGCAGTACTACCAGTACCAGTAGAATTGTCAACATAAGCAGTTGTTGCTACCTTTGTACTGTCATCACCTGCACTTTGCGTTGTTGCTGTTGTAGCTGATGTTATAGTACCGTCTAATGCACCACTAAAAGTAGTTGCAGCAATTGCACCTGTTAAAGTTGCACCAGTAGCACTTGTTACTAATACATCCGAATTGTTATATTTTAGTTTAACGATACCAGTGCCATTCGGATTTATGTCAATGTTTCCATTGGTATCTGTTGATGTAATAGCATTACCGTTTATGTTAACATTATCTACATCAAGATCGGTATTAATTATAACAGTACCTGTACCATTAGGTGATAAGTTTATATTACCGTTACTATCAGTAGAAGATACTGTGTTTCCATCTACATTAAGATTACCAACACTTATATCACCACTTACATCAACACCGTCTGCTGTTGTTTCTATTTTCTTTACATTGTTATGATATAGGTTAACTGCACCATTAACATCCATATCCATATACTTTTCAGTGCCAGTATTACTTTGTACGGTAATACCGTCACCTTGTACTGTAAGCTCACCTGTAGTGTTTACAATACTGGTGTTTGTTCCATTATGTGTGATTGTAAGGTCATCGCCTGTACCCACAACAATACTAGCATTGTCTGCAAAGTCTAATGCATTAGCACTAGTATCCCAAGTCATGTTGGCTGATGCACCAGTAAATAATACGTCACCATCTGATTTAATACGTACACGTTCTGTTGCTGCTGCACTTGTATTTGTTTTAAAGATAAGAGCAGTAGAGTTATCTGTAGAACCAAAGTTAGCTTCTGCTGCAGCTTCAATCTCTGCACCTACAAGTATAGCATCTGATCCACTATCTTCTAATGGGGCATTAAAACTAATCTTACCAATTGTATTACCACTGTCTACAGATATGTCTGATGTTTGTAGTGATAGTTGAAAGCCACTAGCTGCTGTTGCACCTAGTCCTGTGTCAGCTACGTGTGTAAGTTTTATGTCATCATCTGCACCAAATGTAAGTATAGAGGCATCACTTTTTAGTCTTACATCATCTGTCATAATAACTTCAGGTGAAGTAAACTTAACTGTTGTATCTGCAACAACATCCAACTGTCCATCTGTGCTAGAGTTAATGGCTAGTTGTGGATCACGAAACTGTAATGCATTATTTGTAGCAACAGACATGTCTCCACCAAAACTGTCTATATAAGCAACACCATCAATGTATAGATCTTTAAACTGTAATGATGTAGTACCTAGATCTAACCCTGCATTTGTGCTAGGATTAATAGATGTAGATGTTGCTACTAGCTGTTGAGCAGGGCCAATAACTGTAACAGCACCACCTTCAGCAGCAGTGCCATCGTGTGTGTGACCACTAGAAGAATTAAATGCAGCTTCAATTGCGTCATATTCACCGTCAAAGTCTGCAGCGTTGATAACGTTACCATCAGCAATGTTGTTTGCTGTATCGTTCCGTGTGTAACCTGTACCCATATTATTTTACCTTCGTGTGTTGGTTGTGTACTCTAATGTAATAGCGTCTAGTGAAAATGGGGGGTCTACGCTATCTGATGTGTATTGTAGAGATACGACAAAAGCAGATCCAATTATTTGTGTTTCAAACAGTGTCTTTAGTTTGGAGCTATACACCGCTGTTGATCCAAATGTAGCTGCACCCATAAATGCAACTGTACCTGTATTATTATTAAAGTCAATTTGTGTAGGCTGAACACTATTCTTTTGGTCAAAGTCTAGTTTTAAACTTACATCAAACGAAACACTACCTTGCGGATCTGTATACAAAAACATCTTGTAGAATGTCTTACGTATTCTTGGATCATTAATTGGCATGTATGGTGTAGCAAAAGTAGTTTGGATATTACTTCCATCAAAGCTATTACCCTCTTCCATTTGATATAGGTATCCATCATCATTTGCAAATACAATTGTTTCTGAATTTTGAAAGAACCTACTGTCTGCTACGTGTGCTCTTATCCCTCGTATATCTGCCCATGACATTCCCTCGCCACCCTGACCTGCCATCTGTGTACCTAGTATGCCTTGGGCGTTTGCTTGTCCTATATTATTATTGTAACCTAGTATTCTATACTGTGACTTATTACGTATAACTACACTTGTAAAAGATGTATTGGCTGTAATAAAGTCTGTTACTTCTTTCTGTATTGTCTTAGATACAACACCTAATCCAAAGTCACCAATTCTTTCTGTACCACTTAAAAGTCGTAGGCCATCTGGCCCAAGGAACATTATGTCACCACCAACTTCTTGTATTGTATCTTTGTCTACACAACCTATGTCTGTGGTTACTGGTTGTAACTGAAAGTCTGCAAGTGTATTACCAGTAAGTTGAAATATAGATGTTTCAGTAAATATAATTAACTGTTGTCTAAATACAATCAACCCTGTGATTGATGATCCTACGGATATTGTACCAGAACCATTAGCTGCTGTAAAGTCGGTATCCGTAAAAGGTGCAGTAAAAGTTAATACGTTTGATTTACCAAAAACCAAGTGGCTTTTAAAACTTACTACAAACTCTGCTGCTCTTACATCTGTTGGTGCATCATTTAATGCTGTAAACTGAGAACCGTTGTATAGTGCAGGAACATTAATACTATCAACTATTGCAACCTTTTCTGTTCCTGTATAGTTATACCTAGAAAATCTAGTTTTACTACCATTTTCTCGTGATGTACTTAAAAAAGTTAATACTGCGTCATTTGCAGGTGAGCTAGCTAAAGCAGGATTAATTGCTACTGCAGCTTCACCTGCATCGTTAACTGTTGGTGTTGCAGTTACAGTATATATCTTATCTACACCTGCTATTTTAAACACGTCACCTATTTGTGGTGTAGAGGTTAATCCATCAACATTTAAAGTAGTACCAGTTTGTGACCCTGCATTTACAAGAACCGTACCATACACTGGTACATTTACAAGTGTATATCCAATACCAGATGTTTTAATTAAACTTTCATTTCTTGCTACAATAACTGAGTCAAGAAATACACCACAGCCTATTGTAAGATGATTAGTAGTTGTGCTTGTAAATTCTACATCATCTCCATTAGCAGGTGATGCAGTAAGAGCAGGTGATATAGCTATCGTTGATCTATTATCATCATCATCAAATGTAACACTACCACCAATAGTATATTCTGTCTTAAAGGATAGAGCAGTGTCATCTGTAAGTGTTAAAGCTAAAGTATCAGCAGCACTACCTATTGTAACATTTGGTGATGAAAAAGCTTGTACTGTTGTGCCTCTTGGGATACCAGTGCCAACAACTTCCATACCTGTTTGTATAGTTCCTACTACACCGTCTACCGCAAAGGAAGTAGTTTTAAAAGTAAACTGTAATGATAAGTTATCTGCTACAGTTACATTACTCGATAATACTACAGTAAAATTACCACTTGCACCTGTTGTAACACTTGATACAGTTATGTTACTTCCAATACCTACGCCTGTTATAACTTGGCCTTTTGCAATAGTACCTGAAGCAACCGTGTCTACAATTATTGTGTTACTAGCTGTCACTGCACCATTGACAAGTGCAGTTGGTCCGTTTGCAGAAGCAATAGTAGATGTACCATTTATGTTTGCAGTAACATGTACTAGTTTAAACTTATCACCTGTCTCTGGTGTTTGTCTAATGTTTGCAATGTTTAAACTTGTACCAGTTTGACTTGCACCGTGTATAACAGGTATACCATAGGGTGGTATAATGTCTTGATCGTATTTATCATATCCCAGTATTCTTTTGTATCCACCCTCAATAGATGGCTCAAAGTTTCGTAGTATCCTTGCAGAACCGGGCATTTGTAAACCCTGCTGCAACGGACTCATATTACTTATAAGCCCACCACTAAACTGTATGGGAAATGTTTCACGATTTGTAGGCATACGTTAAACTCTAAATGAACTGACTGATGTTGTATTCTGTGTTATTGCAGTAGACCTAAGATAATCGTAGCGGTTTACATATAGACTACGCATACTTTTTATTTCTTCCATAAACCTTTGTTGTACTACTTGTGATTCTTGAGTTTCTCCTCTAAACATATATGCAAAATACATAGCACCATTTACAATAATGTATCTAAATTGTTCTGGTACAGTTGGAACATCTGTAGTGTTAATTAAATCAACAGGTAATCTGTAATACTCATATACATATTCGTATGCTTTATCAGGATTTTTTACAAAGCCAAACTCTTGGTTAGGTGCTCTAAAAACAAAATCGGGCAATCCTCTATTTGCAGATGTGTTGTATTCTATATCTACATGTTTATTTAAATATTCTTCATATGATAATATTGCAACACGTTTTGTATCATTACCCAATGTAGTGCTACGTTTTATTCTAAAGCTATCAAAGTCTATTGTTTTTGCATCTGTAGGAAATGCATAGCGCACTACTCCTGCAGTCATTGTTTCATCAGCAGTTACGTGGTTGTAAGGCCACTCATACTCATGTTGATTAATATAACGTATAGATGCATTTACTGCATCTTTAATCATACCGTATTCACCAGTAGCTGTAGCAAAGTTAGTAGTTGTAAGCTCTACCTCGTTTAATCTACGGTTTACGTCATTGACAAGTCCAAGATAATCATATGCCATTTTAACGTTCCTTCAGTCTTAGTTTAATACTACGTTCTGCTGTACTACCTGTATCATCTGTCATTTGACAAAAGAAAGTATACTCAACATTGTTTTGTCCACCAGAGATATTTATTGTTGCAACAGTATTAGTATTTGTTTGAGACACATTTTGGATACTATCTGTTACCGCACTGCTAGAAGCATTAGTTAAATTTTGCCCTGCATTTAATCTTGTTTTGGTATTGTACAAAGATGATTTAACAAACCATATTACAGATGTAATAATTGCAGTATCTAAAAATCTTGACCAATCTACACTGTAGTCTAATGTTTCATCTGGGTCTTTACTAGGCCAACGAAAACTCATATATTAATCCTCATTTGCGTATACAACACGATCTGCAGAAGTAGGTTTTCTTTTCACAGAAACTATTCTGTTTTGTTGTTCTACTATTATAGTCCTATCACTAGATGAAGTCAAGGTAGCAGGATCAATAAAAACTATCCTAGATTGACTTCTTACTAATACAGTTCTTTCAAATTGCGTACTAGGCATTATGCAACCCTTGGTAATATAACAGTTCTTCTTTTGTTATATCTCTGCTTAACTGCTTCGTAATCAAACTGTATAGATGTTACATTTCCTACTGGTAAATTTATTAAAGCAGAAGAAGATACACTTGCTAGTTTTTCAGTAACAATTACACCAATACTACCTAATGATATTGTAGCAGCTACACTTTGTAATGCTTCATCTACAGTAGCTTCTGGTTCTGCAATACTACCAGTTAATTCTAAACCTACTATCTCTGCTTTAGAAGATGATCTAGCAGTTACCGAAGGAGCACCTACTGTGCCAACTACTGCTGTTACTGTTTCAGATACATTAGGTTTAATTGTGCCTACTGTAAATGTAGCTATTACGCTAAGTAAACTTTCAGAAGTTTTAGCTTCTACGGTAGCTATTGCACCTGTTGCAGATACACTTGCTAGAGTTTCACTTACATTTACTTTGAGTGTACCTATTGAGCCTGTAGCTGATACACTAAGTAAGTCTTCATCTACTTGTGGCTCTACTGTGCCTATAGCACCTGTGGCAGATACACTACCTAATTCTTCTGCAACATTTTCTTTTACTGTGTTTATGCTACCTATAGCACTTACACCAGTAAGTGTTGCACTATTGCCTATCCCTACAGAACCAATTGCACCTGTTGCTGATACACTGAGTAGGTTTTCAGATATGTCAATTTCAAAACCACCAACGCTTACAGTTTCTATTGCGCCAGTTGCACTAACTCCTGTTAGGCTTACATTAGGTGATACCTTGCCGTATCTAGCAGTACCATGCCTACCTGTGCCATAGAGGGCATCAGAGGAGTCATAGAAAGACATTTATTAGGCAATACGTATTACGGCAGCACTTGCTGATGCGGCAGGAAATTCTATAGTTAAGTCACCTGCTGTAGCACTTACAGTACCACCAAAATCTATTACACATATTGCTTTGTTTGAAGCAGAAGAGTTATATATAATACAACCTGCTGCTGAAGTTGTTACATTAGAAAATACTTCATCTGCAAAGTCTACAATAGCAGTTGTACCATCTGCTGAAATAGCAGCACTATCTAGGTTTTGTCCACCTGCAGAATAGTTAGTACCTGTTGCTTCGTCAGAGTTACCTGTAACATCTGAATAATTAGCTGTTGCTGCGCCATATGTACCAGACATACCGC